AGATGAAGATCAGGCTAACGAATGGCTCACTATTTCAACTTATTGGCTCTGATAATATTGATAGCTTGATGGGAACTAACCCTAAAATTGTAATATTTAGTGAATATGCCCTTCAAACACCAGATGCTTGGGATTTCATCCGTCCCATACTTAAAATCAATGGTGGATATGCTGTGTTCATTTCTACACCTAGAGGCCGTAATCACTTTTATGATCTATATCGAATGGCTGAGGTTCAGCATGATTGGTGGGCACAAACCTTAACATACAAAGACACTGGCATTCTTACTGATGATGATATCAAAAAAGAAATAGCCGAAGGAATGAGCGAAGAGCTTGCAGAGCAGGAATACAATTGTAGCTTTGATCGTGGTGTCGATGGTGCTTTTTATGCCAAGCTTATCACTAAGATGCGTAATGAAGAAAGGATATTGCCACTCCAATATGACCCTTATAAGCTTGTTCATTGCAGTTTTGACCTTGGATGGGATGATAGCACTGCTATTATATTCTTTCAGTTAGATGGAAATACAATCAAGATCATCGACTGCGAAGAGCATAGCAACAAAACACTAGCTTGGTATAAGTCATTATTACTAGATAAAGGCTATAGATATGGCACTTATCTTTTTCCCTTCGATGTAGAGCATGTAGATGGATTATTTACAGGGCTTACACGCAAAGAACTTCTAGAAGACATGAATATCCCCGTTACCGTAGTTCCCAAAAGCTTCATCGTAGATGGCATAGAAGGTGTGAAATCTGTTTTATCATCAAGAGTAATTTTTAATAGCTTAAAATGTATGCCTTTGATAAAGTCTTTGGAAAATTATCATCGAGAATGGGACGAAAAGAAAAAGATTTATCAAAACAAACCTTGTCATGATTGGTCTAGTCATTATTGTGACTCAATGAGATATCTTTCAGAAGGTTTGTGTTTAATACAATCTGCTCGTCCTTCAGGGCAAGATGAAATTAAAGCAATCAATAGATACATGGGGATGTAATGGAACAACAACTTAATGAAATTATCACACTTTTAAAAGATCTTCCTAAAGCTCTATGCCAAGAAATGGAAGATAGGACAGAAAAACAAAATGATTTGAGATCAACAGAACTAAAAGAAAAATTAGATTTTTATATCAAAAGAATGCAAGAGCTTTCAATGATAGCAGGAAATTTACAAGATTAATCATGGATATTATCGATGTAAACTTTGAATCTGATGCAACTACTAAAGAAAGAAAGACAATGGATCTTATCAAGTATGCTAAGATCCATTTAGAAATCATACAAGAAACATATGATCAAGACGTTGATATGAATGTTAAAATTACAGACCTACAATCTACAATGATATTTCTATTATCACACGTGATTAATCCATGAATGAACATGAATTATACATCACAAAGCTAAAGTTGGATCTTTACTTTCAAAAGATTGAAGAGCTAAAAGAACATACCGAAAGAAATATGAAAGCACTTAACACAATGATGCTTGAACTTAAGGGTATAGTAGGAATGGTTAGAGCACAATCCAAAGGTCCAGGAATGCAATGGTATAGTCAAGAATTGCAAGCTGAGGGCATAAAGAATAATGAAAATGACTCAAAACTCATATCAAAACATTTTGAAATCGAAGATTTATCAATAAATGAGATTGAATTAAAAAAATAAATCACTTACATTCAAAATAAAACGTATGAGATTATTTTGAAGAACAATGATCCAATTTTTTTCCCTGGCACTGAGTTTGATGCAAGCATCAAGCAAATGATGCAAACCAATTATCAAGATTCAATCAACAACCTTCAAGAGCAATGGCATCAGGCTGATTTAGATCAACGTACTTACTTGGGTGATCCAGATATCTGGGGTATATTATATCCCTCGAATATGTCACCTAAACGTAGGATGTTCAATTTCAATTTAACTCAATCTACAATCAATATGATCAGCGGTCATCAACGACGTAATCGCAAATCATCCATCTGTATTCCTGTAATATCTCCAGTGCAAAAGACAGCTGATCAATTCACAAAATGCTTGTTTCATGTACATGGGAAAGGGGGCTATCAAGTTTATTCCGATGCCTTTGAGCAAGGAGCTTTAGTACAAGGTTTTGGATTAATAGCTGTTTATCCTGATTTTTCAACAGATCCTGTGTCACCAGATATAAAACTGCGCTATCTTGATTTTAAATCGGTGATGATTGATCCCTACTTTCGTAATAAAGACCTTTCAGATTGTCGCTATATTTGGACAAGACAATATATGTCCAAAGAAGAAGCAATGCTGGCTTATAAAGATCACAGAGAAGAAATAGAGAATACACCTGTCGGGGGTGCTCCTAAAGATGATAAATTCTATTACATGCCCGAAAATTTTGGTCTTACTATCAAAAATCTAATGGCTTTAGATGAATATTGGTATCTCAGTATGAGAGAGGCCATTTATGCAATCGATACTGTCACACAAGAAACTAAAGAAATTGAGGGTGACGAGGAAGATATTCGCGTAGTGATGATGGAGCTTGGAGATAAGATCAAAATTGTCCGACGTCAAAAGCAAACTGTCAATAGAGTTATAAGTATAAATGGCCGTGTAATAATAGATGAACAAAGACCGTATGGCACTGATCGGTATCCATTTGTAGGAGTGTACGGAAATTTTAATCCCGACACTCCATACTATAGTTACAAATTCAAGGGCGTAGTCCGCGATTTACGCGATGCCCAATACCTTTTTTCATACCGCAAGGTCGTAGATTTAGACATACTTTCCAGCCAACAACAAGGAATCAAAGTAAAAAAGGGTGCTTTACTTACACCTGATGATTCTATCAATACAGGTAATGGCAGAGTTCTTGTAGTCAATGATAAGATGCAAATGGATGATGTCCAGCCAATGCAAATTATCCCTCCTTCCCCTGTCATGCTTCAAATGGAAGATATGCTCAAAGCTGTCTTTAGAGAGATATCAGGTGTCAATGAAGAGCTAATGGGATCAGCGGTCGATGATAAGGCCGGAGTACTTTCAATGCTGCGTCAAGGTGCTGGATTAACAACTCTTCAAAAATACTTTGATCAAATGGATGAATCACAACGTGAATGTGGTGATCTCATAATAGAAATGATTCAATATTTTTGGACTTTTGGAAAAATTAAACAAGTAATTGGTGAAGAACCAACACCTGAATTTGATAACAAAGCTTTCTTCAAATATGGGGCAAAAATAGTCCAAGGTGTATTGACAGAGACACAGCAACAGCTGGAATTAGCTCAATTATTTGAATTACAAGCAAGATTCGGTGAGATATTCCCACAAGATGAAATCATTGAAGCTATGACCATACAAAACAAAGACCGAATCATTGAGAAGATGGCTAAGGCACAGCAAGCACAGCAAGAGCAACAGCAAAAAATGGCTGAAATGCAAATGCAGCAAATGCAAATTGATAATGAAACCAAGCTATCCTACGCACAATCACAGAAGAGCCTTGCAAATGAGCGTGAAGCCAAAATACAAACAGATGTGGCTATTGCTCAAGATAAGCTTAAACGTGCCCATCAAGAGGATACAGCTTCTTTACTTAATGTGATAAAAGCTATAAAAGAATTGGATGGAATGGATTTAGACCACTTACAAAAAAAACTAGAAGTATTACAAATGTTGCAGCCAGAGGCTATGGTTACGCCAACAGCTGCTTAAAAGGAGAGTTATATGGGTAAGAAAGGAATGGGAATGGAATATGGCAATAACCCAGGTGATATGTCACCTGAAGTTAAAAGCTATCAACCTTCAGAGAAAGAATTTGCAGGTAAGGAATTTGGCAAAGCCAATGACTATATCGAACGCAAAGAAAAACAAATGAGTAGAGATGCAGGTGAAATAAGACGCAAAGCATATAAAGGCAGATATGAGTAAAAGCCAATACGGTGACAGAGACACCGTTGGCACTTTAGCACTCAAAGCCAGAGAGTGCAAAGATAATCCGGTTGCTGGTGATTTAGGTCATGAACTAATGCCTTCCCTTGTGGAAGATTTAAATGATGCTATTCGCAGCAACCCATTTGAAAATCGGCCTTATTATATTACTATACATGAAAAGAAAGATGCCCAACTTACTAATATGATTTTAAGGAGGGTAGTAAAGCAAGAGAATAGACCATATCCTGAACCTTCCTGCTGTGTTTTCTGGACTAATCCAAAAACGCAAGAGACATTATTTTGTTGGTCTTTACCTCATTGGTCATCATTTCCAAATTTCATTAATAATCCCGAAAAATATAATGTTGAGCAACTCAATGATATTTACGCCTATCTCTTAGATAAAATGGATCATTTTGGTTTTAGAAAGACAGGAAAGAAGAATCCAAAAGGTATTGAATTGGTTGAGCCCATGAAACATTTTAAAGACCGTAAAATGGGTAAAGAACGTAATATTATTAGGATAATAACCTAATGAAGCTTAATTTATTTGTACCAAGATATAGATATATTAGTAATATTACCAATTCTACAAATGCAGTTATAACATTTACACAAAATAATCATTATACTTTAGGACAAATTGTCTCATTTAGGGTGACACCATCGTTTGGGATGCCTGAAATCAATAATTTAAGTGCAAAAGTTATTGCCATAACCTCCAACTCAATCACAGTTCCGATAGATACAAGTACGTGGGGTATATTCACACTCGCTTTATTAAATACACCTGGCACTACTCCTCCTACAGTTGTGCCTGCCGGATCAGGCGTTAAACCTTATTCAGCAATTCCCATGACAAATATTCAAGATTGTTTTGATAATATTTTAATTTGAAATCCTAAGAAGTTTCTAATATATTAAAATTTTAATAGACAAAAACATACATACCATTTAAATTTTCAATTATGATGCACGAGGATTCATCACCTCATAATAATATGGTTGCAAGCAGCTTTAACCACTGCAAAAAAGGACGTTCATGACTGATCAGAATTTAGATAGCGAATTAGAACAGGTTGCACCTGAAATTTCTGAACAAAATGAATTAGAGCAAGATAATCAAGGATATGACGAAGAGGCTGTAAAGAAAGCCGCTAAGAAAGATCATGATTTTCAAGCTATGCGACAACGTCAAAAGGAAATGGAATGGCAGTTGAAGCAAAAGGATGAATTGATAGAAAGGTTTTTAGCGCAAAAGCCTGAGTCAAAACAAACAATTGCCGAAGAGCCTGAAGATCCCGATGAAGATTACATACCTAAAGGAAAGGTCAAGCAATTAGCTCATAAAGCTTTGCAGCCCCTTGAGAAAAAGGTAATGGAATTAGAGGCCAAGCTTGCTCAACAAGAGCAAAATAAGCTTTTATCATCGATACCTTCAAAATTTCCAGACTTTAACGATATCGTAAATAATGAAACTTTGGAACTTTTAGAAAAAAACGAACCTGAGCTAGCGGCAACCATATCACAGCTTAAAGATCCCTACCAAATGGCGATCACAAGTTATAAATACATCAAAGCTTTGAATCTAGTTGATAAAGTACCTAATGCTCGTAGAGTTAGAGAAGTTGAAAAGAAATTGGATAGAAATGGTAAGACCATTCAATCTCCAATGGCTTTCGACAAACGACCTATGGCACAAGCCTTTAAATCAACTGAAGCGGATAAAAACCGTTTATATGAAGAGATGATGGGATATGCGAGTCAGGCGAACGGTTTATAAACCTCGAGGATAGCTATGTCAGTCAATCTAGGCAATATGCCCTCACAAATACAGCAAAACTATACCGATAAGTTGCTTTCAACACCTGAAAGAAACTGTATTCACAATCTTTTTGCTAGTGTTGTTGAGGTAAAAGATAATGACGGATTCATCAACCGCCAATCAAGATATGATGCTTTGGACACTTTTGAAGTGCCTTTAGATAATTCACAGTTAAACCCTCCTTTACAGCTACTCACAAGGGTTGATGTGGATTGCCGTGTTAGAAACTATGCAACATACATTGTTCTAACAAAACAGGTCACAATGACCAACCAAGACCCCATCTTAAATGCCGCTGCAGCCCGATTAGGACAAGCCTATAAGGAAACTTCGGATAAACTCCAGCGCGATAATCTCGAAAGTTCTGCGAGTATCGTGAATTGTGTAGGTGGTGAAAATGGCGATTTACCTACAGAAATGGCATTGTCAGATAATGATGATCTTGTTGCTGTATTGCAAACCAATGATGGTGAATATGTAACGGATATGATTGGTGCTTCCGATAAGTTCGGTACAAGCCCACTCGGCGATTGCTATGGTGGTATGGTTCATACTCGTATGATTCCTGTATTGAATAACATTCAGGGCTTCCGAAGGAAGTTTGAATATGGTACAGGTGCTATGAATACTCTATCATCCGAATGGGGTGGTGTAAACAACATTAGATACTTTGTATCCTCACAAGGATCAATTTCACCTAATGCTTCTTTAATGGGTAATGATATTGCTAACTGCTTTATCACAGCTCAAGAAGGATATAAAGTCGTATTCCAGGCTGGAGGTAGAGCGAAATATATCTATTTGCCACCAGGATACAATAATGACCCTTGCTTGCTTCGACATACAGCAGCTTGCAATTTCTATCAAGGTCAGTGTCAAAATAATGATTTGTGGGTTCAAAATCTACGCTCAACCGGAATATAGGAGGATAAAACATGTTACCTTTTCAAATAATTGATGGTGGTAGTTTTGTCTCTAGCACCTCGCTTGTTCAACAAGTAGCTTTGGATCAACAACCGGATTTATTTTGGTTGAGAAATCGAGATAATTGGGGAAATGCAGCAGCAGTCACAGCTATTGAATCATGGTTCAGAAATGGAATGACTCAAGGTTATGCCCAAGCCAATAACCAAGCTGTAACCACTAACGCTTTAGCGTCAGCAGCAATTACAAGTAATGGTTTTACTTTTATTGATACCACTAATCCACCCACTTTTGCACCATTAGCCTTAACTGCAATTACAGGTACTGCCGGAACATTTATTGTTAGCATGGCAAATACAGGTAATATTACAGTAGGTGATTATGTAAGATTGTATGGAACTACAGGTGAATTGCAAATTGCCGGATACACATTCCAGGTTACTGCGGTTACCACAAATACAAGTATTACACTTGGATATATGGCATCAAGCGGAATTACTTTTGCTGCTAATGCAACGGCTGGTTTTGTTAAAAAGTATTATCCAAGCTTATTTTATCCTCGCTGGGCTTATATCGCCAATATTACTCAAGCTACACAAGCGGTTGTTTACTTTACTGCGATGAATAATTTCACTCCAGGTGAGAATATTAGCTTTAGAGTACCAACACCATGGGGTATGACACAAATGAATGATGTTGTGGCTAGGGTATTGAGTGTTACTAATAGTGCCACAGTGTCATCTGTAACACTTGATTATAACACTTCTGGATTTAGTGCATTTACATTTCCAACAAGTGCTCAAGCAGTTGCCGGTATTTCACCTGCTGTGGCTGTGCCATCTTCTTCGGGTGTTGTGCCTAATGCCGGAAGTGCTACTAATCCACAGATGCCGGAAGGAACCAATCTTTTAGATTCTTTTGATAACAGAAACAAATATTATATGAATATGGGTTCAAATGTTATTACTGCATCAGGCGTTACATATGATTGGTTAGCCATGAAGTATGACCGCTTTAAGATGAATTAGTATTATAAAAATTAGAGGGAGGAAACTCCCTCTTAAAAATAGGTGATATATGAGAGTAATAGAACTACATAAAAAGCAAAAAGCCACTAAGACAAAAGTTGAAATGGACGCATTAATAAAACAGATGCGTAAAGAAGATGAAAAAATGGTAAAGGGCCAGTTTGAATTTACCGAAGCAGAAGGTGGTTTTTTTGAATTTTGCTATAGAATTTATCCAGGAGAGCCAATTCGTACAATTCAACTATTACATGGTGAAATTTGTGATCTGCCAATGGGATTGATTAAATTGATCAATGGCACCAAGAAAAAGATAAGAAGATATGCCAATATACCCACAACATATGAAACAACTTCCAGAATTCGCTTTATACCGAGTGAGTTTCTATAATGCAACCAGGGATATTACAAGACATTTTAGAAAAAGCTAGGGAAGTAGGAGCCGCTGGAAACAATTCCCAAGTCACTGATGTCAAATTGATAAAAATGCTTAATAGCTTTTATCTTAACGATCTTCCCGATGATATGCGTATTTTAAAGCTTAAAGATGTCTATACATTCAATACAATTAGAGGTATTGATACATACCCTTTTGATTTTGATCAATGGTCAACTATTGGAGCACCTGTTACATGCGCAAAAGGATCAATAATCCTTTATCAAGATTCACAAGCTTTCTATGCCTATAACTTTAACGTGCAAATGAATTTCCAATTTGCACAAGGCAACAAAACTGCTGGACCATATGTGGGTCAAGTGCCAGGATTGCCAAATGATACGGTGATATTGCGTTCTTATAATAACAATCCTATGGCCAATACACTGGAAACTGCCTCAGGAGTATTTCCGAGTAATTATCCTCCCAATTTTAATTCACCCACCCCCTTACAGCCTAATATATCGAGGGTACAAAACATTTTAATTACGGCGAATACGTCAAATGGCACATGCAATGTCACAGACGATGGCAATGGTAACTTAATAGGAGCATGTATTGCAGGAGGAACTATTAATTATGTGACGGGTGCTATATCTGATTTAACGTTCACAAGTGTCATACCAGGTGGAAATAACATTAATATCCAATATACCTCAGTTACATTGGGAATGCCTTACACAATTCTATTCAATCAACAGCAATTCGTTTTAAGGCCGGTTCCTGATATGGGTTATACAATTGAGGTAACAGCATATAGACTTCCTTCTCTTGCATTGCTGGGCACTACAAACATTACCACACCCAATCTTGATGGCAGACCCGAACAAATGGATTGGTGGGAGTTATTATCTTTTGGTATAGCTAAAAAGCTTTATCAAAACCGGCTAGATATGGATGGTGTGGCGATGATGCAAGCTTTCATTGATGAAAAGATTCAGCAAGCACGCACTCGTACTTATGGACAATTAGGTACAAGACAATGTAAAACAATATTTAGACAAGTTGAACAAGAACAAAATCAGTCAAATGGCTGGGGATGGGGAACACCATGATGAAGAAAACGGCAATGAAGAAAAAAACAGGCTTTGACCCTAAAAAATCAGTCG